TTTATAGTATCCTTTATTACTAAGCCATGTTTATAAGCATAGTTCTCTGCTCTCTTTACTTTTCTGTTAAGTCTATTTTGTGGCGAGCATGATATAAAGAATATACAAAGGAGTAGTATTCTCATTTTCTATTTAGACCTATTAAAGAGTCCTTGCTTCTTAGTAACAATAAACCTAGTGCAGCTACTGCTCCAGCTTCTGTTTCTGTGTGGTGTTTGCTTATGTATAGAGATACTGCTATTGTTAGAATAGTTAAACCCATCATTGTAGTTACTATTCCATCTTTAAATAATCGTTTCATAATTTTTTGTTTTAGTTTATTTGAAAGTGTGCGCCATCTTTTTTCCATAAGTCATAACCCCAACTAAGTATTATGCCATAGTCAGAAGCTACTTTTATTAAATGCCTAGCAATAGGCTCTAGGTATTTCATATCCCACGAAGCTCCATCTACATAAGCATAGATATCAAATGCATTTCCAGTCATGTGGTAACTTTTTAATGTCCAAGTTATTCTACTCTTGTCAGGTCTGCCCTCTAAGCCTGTAATGCCCTTTTCGATTAGTTGCTCTGTAGTTCTACCTCTAGCATATAGCTCCTCTTGTCTGCGATAGGTTCTAAAGCCTCCATCTCTAGGAATGCCAAAGTCATAAGGAGAGGTTTTAATAGCTTCTTTTAAAATAGTAATTAATAAAGGGTTTATCCCTTCAATACGTTCTAAACTTCTTTTGCTAAATCTGTACATTATTTGTTTATTAGAATGTCTAACTTTCCGTTGATAGTGGATATACCTATTTTAACCTCGTTTATTTCTTTGTTAAAGATGTCGTTTGTCTCTTTTGTTTTCTCCTCGTTTTTCTCCATTCTAGAGTGGATGCCTGAGAACTTCTTAAACATTACAGATTCATTCTTTTCTATGTCTTTTTTCATCTGTTTAATTTTTTCCTCTTGGCTTCTGTCTGACATTACCATCTTCCAGTAAAAGCCTAAAGCACTTGACACACCAACTACAATGTATATAACATCTTTTAAAATAAAAGTAGCCTCCATCCCATCCATGCTCTCTATTGTTTATTATTCAACTTCTATCGGTTCACTCCATTTGTCGGTTGCCATTATTTCTAGTATTGCATGATGGTCGTATGTTCCTACTGGAACAACCGAACTATCAGTTATAAAAGTAGGTGTATATCCCTCTTCCCATTTAATGACAAACTGCGTGTCATCTAAACTTTTACGAATTGTAGATGCTGAACTTTGAGCCACTTGACTGAAGTCAATTAATCCAATGTCTGCAAGTTTAATTATTGCGTATGTTTTTGTATTGTGCATTTTTATATTTTTTAAAATTATGTAGGTACGTCTGTAACTCTGTCAACTTCATCCATATTTAAAGACACAGAATTTGATGTGCTATTTGGTGCTTCGCCTACTCTGTCAAAAACATTCATATTTACAGATGTTCCATCGTTAGTTCCAACTTCATCTGGGATAGTCCAGTCTGTTAATAAGGTTGCATTTTCTCCCATTTTATAATGTGCAAATGCTCCGCTTATAGTTGTAGGTTCCCCACCGTTATAGACGTCTGTAATATCGGCTTGTAAAAGTTCAGTATTATAAACACTAACTTCGTCAACTTTCCCACGTAAAAAGGAACCAGCAGCACCATATTGACCTATATTAACGGGTGCGGTTGTGTTACTCATAGCTACGTAAGTTCCTTTTATAATATTTGTAGGCGTTTCTTTTACTGAATTTACATAGATACTCAATCCATCTGCGGCATTGCTTCCTCCACTTCCGTCATAAGTACATACAACATTATACCAAGTATCCACAGCAAATAATGTTGTAGAATCAATACTTTGTTGATTGTTTCCACCTTGGTCTTTGATATAAAATCTTAATTTTTTTGAAGCTCCAAAAAATCCCATTGCATATTCTCGGTTTGGTAAACCCGAATCTTTTGAAAAAACAACATTATTAGTGCCGAAACCGTTTAACTTAAACCAAACAGAAACAGAAAAAGCTGAATCTGTTACGCCATTTCCAAAACTAAAATCATCACTATCGCCTAAATTGATATAGTCGTTTACTCCATCTAATTCAAAACTATAATTAGAAACTTTGTCTTTGTTCTCATTGTTAGGTATTAGCCATTGTGGGGATTTGTAAGAACCGTTATCTCCCATTCTATACCAACTTAAAGGTGGAGTTGCTAAAAGGCTTAAGTCTGTTGCTGCTCCGCTTCCATCCCAAACATCCCCAATAGGAATAACACTATCGAAAATAGATGCCTCGTCAATGCTGCCCTCAAACATTCTTTGTGTACTATTGGAAACGCCCCCTATTGTAGGTATTACCGTACTGGATGCTCTTAGCCCTCCATTCGCAGATGTTGATTGCGCTATTTGTACACCGTCTACAAATAATTTTAATCCATTGGTAGTTGTGTCTCCTGTATAGGTAAACATTAAATGATGCCATTGGTTGTCATTAGGGGTGGGTGTAGCTGAATTAACTGGAGTATAAACACCGCTTGAATCATATATAAAAGCTGAAAAGCCATTTAAGTTTGTGCCACCTCTCCAAAATAAAGCCCAATTCCTATTGGGGTTGTATCTTGTTTCTTCTCCAAAAATTACTTGAATAAACGGCGATGCGCCACCTATATTGGTAGTAGGTATCTTTACCCAAGCACTAACAGATATTGCTCCCGTTATACCTAAAGATTGTGTGCCTATCTCAACTTTGTCATCCACACCATCAAAATCTAGCGAATATGTATTGGCGAACGGTGCGCCACCTCCTCCTGAGCCTACTACTAGACCGCTGTTATATCTATAACCATAACCGTACATACGACTATTTTAAAATAGCTACAACGCTACCGCTAGTTAAAGTTATTGCACTAAAGTAATCGCCTCTTTGCGGGGTTATTAGTACTCCTGCCTTTACTCCTGTAGCAGGGGTTGTGATGTAAGAAGCTAGTACATCTGTAGCTGTGTCTCCGTTTACTTCTATTCTAGCAATTACAGTATCTTCTGATACGTAATAAGAGTCTGCGTTTAATACTTTCTCTGCTGTGTCGTTAATAATTACTACACCATTTATGGCGATTAGTTCTCCTGAGTTTGTCATTTTTATTTATTTATTAATTTTGTGGTATTTGGCATTCATCGTATTGTAAAGGTTGTTTAAGTTGCATGGACATTGTCCACCCTGTTAATGTGTCATCGAAGCGTTCTGTAAAACTGCTTATACTTCCAGTCTTTTCAATCTTTACAAACTTCCAATTATCTGTATACAGCTTTTCAAAGTATGCAATAGTATCTAAAAGAATTAATAGTGTATCGCTCTTTACCTCTGTTTCTACCGTTCCTTCATTTGCTTTGTCCATTACTAAGATATTAAAACCGTTAGTTATAAAGCCTTCTCCAATACTTGCAGGGCTATCCTGGACAAACAACATTGGATAATTTAATTCTGCTAAAGTCTCCTTTTGGACAATTTCCCAGAGGTCTCCTGTCTTAAATTGGTTTATCTGTCTGTGAGCTGTTGCAAAGTCCTCGAACTGTTTTATTATCTGATTGTAGGTTATTTTCATTTCTAAACTTTCTTAGCTTCTTATCAACTATACTAAACTTTTTTACTTTATTCTTTGCCATATCTTAATCACAACAGTCTCTTAAATAGTCAAAGCCTCCTCTGCTTTTTTCATTACCTAAAAATAAGCCACCAGTAAAAGCTGAGTTACTAGGAAAGATGTCATCTGTGTCTGAGTTACTTGTATACAACGGGAACAATGTGTGGTTAGCTATAAGGTATCTAACTATGTCCTCGCCAAACATCTCCGCTTTATCTCTCCATCTGTTTAACAAGTGGTTCAAGTCATCGAAAGAAGTAGCTTGGCTATTCTCAGATGTCTGCTGTACTACTCCTTTGTTTCTGTACTTGTATGCTAGTATCGGTGTCATCTCAAACACTAAGTATTTAAGTAAACAAGGTGCGATATATGTATTAACTAATATTAAGTCGTTTCCTGCTAGAGTTCCTGCTGCTGCCTTAGCTATAATATCATTAAATAAGTCAGTACCTAAGAGAGGTAGAATATACTCTCTTTGAGCAGTCCACAAAGCGTCTACCATGAGCCTTTCATCGACATTATCGTCAAGAATACTATTTGATTTCACGTATTCCATATCTATGAGTAGTGTTCTAGCCATTGTTTTTTTCTTTTACTTCCCTTCTTATATTCTTTGCTCTTGCTGTGTGTGGTCGCATGATAATAAATTCTATATCCTCTTTTAATTCCTCAGCTACTTTAACCGCCAAGTCTTTTTTAAATTTTAACCGTTGGTAACTACTAAGCATCTTTCTTAACTTTTACAGTTCTTGCGCTCCATACATGCCTACAGTAGTTGGTTCTAGTTTTGGTTACTGGGTTATTATACCAACCTCCACGATGAGCAAATACATTAGAACCTTGTTTATTATTCATTGCTAAAATATCTTTAAGCTCATAACTTCTATTCTCTTTCATTAACTTTCTACAAAAGTCTCTACTTCTGCCACCTCTTAAAGATGGTGCGTCGTGTCTTAACTTGTATTTGTAAACTGTAATTAACTCAGATGTTTCGCGCTCCCCTTCGTCTGTTACTTTTATCTTTGTTTTCGTCAAGTCTAGTAAACCGTTTTTAACTAGTCTATCTATCCTTTCCTGTACTTCGCTAGGTGTTTCTCCTACTTGCTGCCCTATCTCCTCTACTGTTGCTTTAGGAGTAGCCTTAACGATGTCTATTATTTGGCTGTCTATACTTCCTATGTCTGCAAAGTCGAAAGGGTTATAGTCTAATTCCTTTTCACTAATTACTTCTAACTCATCTTCTGCATACCCAAACTCTGACAAATCAAATTTAAACTCCTCATCTTCGCTAAATACTTGCTCTGTTTTCTTTTCTAAAGGCTTTTCTAGTGGCTTATATCCTGCGAGTTCTCTTATTTCGTCTGTAGTTAAAACAGAAACTATAGTACTCTCTGATAACTGTACTTTAATAGGTGCAATTTTTTCAATCTTTAAACCGCTAGGCATTCCCAACAATACAACAAAGTCATTAAATAACTTTTCGTACATTATTTGGTTAGGCTCAATGTAGCTACTATTCATTGCCTCTATTGCTACTCTAAGCTCGTCTGCGTTATTGCTAAACCCTGTGTCTATAGTTTTAATGAATACAGAAGCATCTACTCCATGTGCTGTAAAGATTTCGTCTTGTATCTGTTGGTTTAAGTTAATAAACTTGTCATCTTGCCCATTTGGATTAGTGCTTATTATCTCTACTCCTTTATCCTTTCCATCATCGAATATTATAACTGGCTCGCCTGCATTATTAGAGCCATGATGTTTATTCTTAATTTGCTTTTTAATGTAGGCTTGAGCCTCTTGAGTAGGTTGCCCATTGTGAAAGTTCCAGATAGTCCCTCCACTATATCCATGCTTTGTGTTGTTTAACACATAGTTAGCCACCTCGTAATCTGCTGCGATATACGGTACTCCTGCCACGTAATTTGGAAGCGGATACTCTTTGAGATTAGGTCTATAGCTCTTATAGTAGCAAATGTATCTTTCGCCTCTAACAGCAGAGCCATCAAATGGAAAAGATGTTAATGTTTCAAAATCCTCGTTACTTGTAGGCTTTCTACTTGCCCAGTCACTAGTGTAAAAATAAGTATCCTCCTCAACTCCGACTCTAATATCTCCAAAATCAATATGGTTAATTATAAGACCTTTGCCATCTTTAGTTACAATTACTTCTAAAGCATAACCGCCAAATAGCTCGTTATCTTTTACTATCTTTTTAGTAAGTTCAAAAAGTGAATCATTACCAGGATGGTTTATAAAGTTTTCTAGCTTTACTTTGTCCTCAAGTGTTCTAACTGTTTGGTCTACTTTCCAACCTCTACCGCTTATGTAGTTTGTCTTTCCGTTAACAATACTATTGTGCTTTCCCGAGGTATTGTATAACTCAACTAAGTAATTAGGGTATAAGTTTTTCCAAGGCGATTCTGTACCGTATACGATATAGTCTTTACCTCGTTCCTCTTTAAATACAGGAGGCTTGTTAGCTTCAAAATTAAAGATTAAAATATTTTCTTTGTTCATCATGTTACCTGATGTGTTTTATATGTTTGGTCGATAGAGTGCTGATTATAGGTAGTACTTGCTCTCTCTAAGTCCATTAGTCCAGACTCTACTAAGCCAGTTGCTAAGGTCGGGTCTAAGTTAGTTGCTGAGGTTTGCTCATAAACAAAATATTCATATTGACCGCCTGCTCCTAAAATAAGCTCTCCTGCTAATGGTAAGTCTGTTCCCTCTGTAAATACAAACTCATTGTACCTATCTTTATATAAGCTAGTGTCTGCCATTATACAATAGTAGCTAACTTTCTCGGTTACATTTCTAAATTGAAATAAATAAACGGGAGTAGAAAGGGTAGTCTTTTCCTTTAGTGTTAAAGTCAGATTGCTTGTAGTATTTTCGTTTATTAAAATAGGCATTACTCAGAATCTTTTTGCTCTTTCTTTTCCTTCTTTTTTTTCTCCACTTTAAAAACATCCAAGCCTAACTTTTTGTATTTAGCAAACTCATTTTTATCATTTACTATGGTAACGTGTCCGACTACTTTATGATAGACAGAACCGCCTCTTTTGTATTCATCTTTTAACTCCATATTATCTATTGTAAAAAAAATTAATAGTTGTATAAAATAAATGCCTTTAATAAAAATATTTTAATAAACCTAATTTTTAACTAATTATTTTTCGCTCTACAGCCCAATGAAAA